TGACTATCAGCGGTATGCCGAACGCGGCTTCTGGGAGCAGCGTGGTTACCACTTCACCGGCGACGTCTGGCGTGAGGAGCGGTACTCGTACCAGGAGTAACCACAGACGCTCTCACACGCCTCTGACCTGCACGTTCACCCATGACTGACCGCCACAGTCCGCAGGGAGTCCGCAAGAGTTGAGAACGCCGCATCCATCACGCTCCTGGTCAGTTCGTCGTCATCGGGCCACAGATGGCCGTAGGTGTCGAGCGTTACGACGGCCGAGCCGTGCCCGAGCCGCGTCTGTACGACCTTCACCGAGGCCCCGCCGGCGATGAGCGCACTCGCGTAGAAATGCCGCAGCGCGTGCGTGTCGATGTCGAGCGAGACCGCCTTGCCGACACGCGTCAAGATCGCCAGCCACACCCGGTATCTGAGCGGCTCCCCCATCGCGAGGGTGAACAGTGCATCGTCGGATGGATACGCGGCAAGGTGCGCCGCCAGCTCGTCGATGACCACCTGACCGAGCGGCACCGTCCGCGCGCTCTTGCTCGTCTTGGGTGGCCCGATCTGACCGGACTGCATCCGCTGTCTCTCCACCTTGACCGTCCGCCGCAAGAAGTCCACATCGGAGACGCTCAGCCCGAGCGCTTCCCCGATCCGCAGACCAGACCCCGCGAGCAGGACGACGAGCGCCCGGTATCGCGACGGCACGGCAGCGGCAAGAGTGGCGACCTGTTCGACAGTCGGCACGATGACCTCGGGCCGGTCATCTCGAGGGAGCTTGATCCGGCGGCAGGGTGACGCCGACAGGATCCGGTCATCCACCGCCGCCGTGAAGAGCTGCCCTGCCACCTTGTGGACCTGCCCGACCGTGCCGGGTGCGAGGGTGGCACTCAGAGTCTTGACGAGCGACTGTATGTCGCTGGGCCGAATACTGGCCAGCGGGCGATCCCCGATGTACGGCAGGACGTGCAACCGCAGCGCGATGTCAGTGTTTCGTGTCGTGTTCTCGCGGGTGACCTGGGCCGCCTGCCAGATCCTCGCGTACTGGCGCACGGTCGTCTTGCCGGCCTTGGGGTCGACGTACTGCCCGGTTACGACGGCCGCGGTCGTCTCGTCAATCCACCGCTGAGCGTCGACCTTGCGGCCAAAGTGCCGAGCGTGTTCCTTGCCCGCGGCGTCCCGGTAGCGTGCCCGCCACTGGCCGTTCTCGCGCTTCTTGATGCTGGCCATGGCTAAGCCTTCCTCTTGGCACGTCGCGCGGCCTTGATCTGGTCTCTCAAAATGGTATTGGCCTCGGGGTCAACGCCCGTCACTCTCTTGAGGAATTCCTTGCCCTTGGGCGATGAAGGGTCTGCGATGTTCTCGGCAATCCACCCCTCCACGGCCTTGAGCGCCGCAGGGTGGCCGTTGAGTGAGTCGCGCATCTGGCCGAGCGCTTGACTCTCAGCTTCTTCGCTCTTGACACACTCATGGCTGGCCGTCAGCCATCGTTGAACCGCGACTAGCGCCGCCTTGGATTCGGCCAACTCCGGTGGTGCCAACAGGTCCTCGGCAGTGAGGTCCAACACCCGCGACAGTGCCACCAGTTCGTCGACTGTGATTCGACGGGGCGGATCTGCCTTCTCGATCTTGTAGAGCGCGGACGCATTGATAGCGCACCCCGCGTCTGTCATCCGCTTCGCTAGACCCTCGTAGGTCCAGCCCCTCGCCTCGCGCTCGATACCGACGCGGCGTCTCAGATTGTTCTCCGCGTAGACGTCCCGCGGCTGATTGGGTCTCGGCACTGTGTCCTCCTTCTCGATATTCCTAAGCGGAAGTAACGCTAGCCGTGTTGGCTTGCCTTGTCAACGGTGGGAGACGTAGATTCCTAAGTAGTCACAGTGGCTACCGTTTAGGAAGGAACCGAGATGCCGCAGAACCTCATCACTGCCGAGGTTGCAGAGCTGGTCCGCGCACCGATCGAGACCGTCCGCTACTGGCGGCACGTCGGCAAGGGTCCGAAGTCGTTCAAGGTTGGCCGCCGCGTTCTCTACGCGATTGAGGACGTAGAGGCCTGGATCGCACAGGCCAAGGTCAACACCGCCGCCTGATGACCTGGACCAAGCTCTCCGACGATCACTTCGACCGCGAGGAGATCTTCACCCTGTCCCGCAGCGCCACGCTGCTCGACATCGAGGCCAAGGTCTGGTGCAACCGGCTCGGCAATGACGGCCACGTCCCCGCGGCCCAGCTCGCGCGCCTGACGACCTCACCAGATCCTGAAGCCGACGTCGCCGAGCTTGTGGCCGGCAATGTCTGGGAAGTCGACGGCAACGGATGGCAGGTCGACTGGTCAGAGCAGCGGACCAAGGCTGAAGTCGATACCGACCGAGAGGCGGGCAGGGCCAAGCAGGCGGCATATCGGGATCGGGTGAAGCGCCACGGCGACGGCGATCACAGCGCTTGTCACCCCAAGTTCTGTCCCGCACTTAGTAACCCGTTACTAACCGGGTCCGTAACCGGGTTAGTGTCGCCACCTGACCTGACCTGTCCTGTTCCTGACCTGACCCGTCCCGTCCCGAAGGGACAGGGGACAGGGGCAGGGGGATCAACTCACGCCGCCACGGCTCCGCCGCGTCGCGAGATTGACCCACAGGGGCAGGACAAACCCGCGCACCCCACCGTCTGCATTCACGGCGTCATCAACGGACACATCGGCTGCCCTAAGTGCACCGACGCAGCCAGGGACGCGTCGTGAGCTACCACTACGGCCCAACCGGTGAGCGCATCGAGGACGACCTCGCACCTGACCGTGAAGTCGGCGCCCCGAGCAAGTGGCTGCCCGAGCCGGACTGCACCGACGCCTGGGACGACTACAACAGCGGCGAGGACTGCCCCCACGGCGTCATCGGCGGCCTGGATCTCTCCCGGTTCAACCACACCCGCTGCGTCGACTGTGGCGGCCGACGACGCAAGTTCAAGAGACGCCTCACCGGCCGCCACCCCGTCAACCGCGACCGACTCAAAGGCGCATGGACGAGGGACGCGGCATGACCACCGCCGCCGCCCGTTCTGCCGCGCTGCTCCGCAAGCTCGACGCGGGTCGGAACCGCGACGGCACACAGCACGCCCCGCACTGCCCAGGAGGCCCGCTCGTGACCCAACAGGGCTACTCGGTACAGATCACCACCTGTCAGACGTGCGGCGCTGTGAGCACCGTTCGCAACGCCCCGAAGACCACCCCAAGAAAGGCCACACGATGACCCAGCCCAGCACTCACCTTCGCGCCCGGGCGGAGGTCGTCGGCTACTCCGAGCCCGTCCTGGCAGCGTTCCGCGATCTCGTCCATGAGGTTCAGTCCGATTCCGTCCTGGCTTTCGGGTCGGGCCAGATGATGCTCGCAATGGGGGACATGTTCGCCGTTGACAGGGGCGGCCGACCCAGCGACTTGTACGGCGCACTGGCCCGTCTGGTCATCGCCGCCGCCGAAGCCACCATCGAGAAGGGTTCAGACCAATGAGCGACCGCAGTGTGAGTGTGATGCTCAAGGCGAACGTCGCCGGTTACGTCGCCTCGATCGAGAAAGCATCCTTGGTAACCAGGGACTTTGCCAAGGATGCGCAGAAATCCGCGGCCACCCACAAGGAGTCGTGGGACAAAGTCGGCAAGGGCATGATGGTCACGGGCGGGGTCCTCGCGGCCGGGGTCACTCTGGCAACCAAGACGTTCATGGACTTCGATGCTGCGATGTCCAGAGCACAGGCCGGGACGATGGCCACAGGCGCTTCACTGACGGCTCTGCGCGCAGCTGCGATCGACGCTGGTGCCAAGACGCAGTTCTCGGCAATTGAGGCCGCTGATGCCATCACAGCAATGGGCAAGGCCGGGGTCAGCGTCAAGGACATCCTTGGTGGCGGGCTGATGGGTGCGCTTAACCTTGCCGCCGCCGGCCAGCTCGATGTTGCAGATGCAGCGGAGATCGCCGCCACCGCAATGACCCAGTTCGGCCTGTCAGGTAAGGACCTGCCACACGTCGCGGACTTGCTCGCGGCTGGTGCCGGTAAGGCTCAAGGCTCAGTTCAGGACCTGGCCGGGGCGCTGAAGTATGTCGGTCCGGTCGCCAAGGGCCTGGACGTCTCGATCGAGCAGACCACCGGCGTCCTGGCAGAGTTCGCGAGCCAAGGCATCATCGGTGAGCAAGCCGGCACGTCAATGCGAGGGATGCTGCTCTCGCTGACCTCCCCGACTGCCATCGCAGCCAAGACGATGGCCGACCTCGGCCTGAACATGTACGGCACCAACGGCAAGTTCATCGGGATGCAAGGCGCCGCCGGCCAACTGCAGGCCAAGCTCGGCCCGCTGTCGGATGCGACCCGCAACCAGGCGCTGGGGCAGTTGTTCGGCAACGAGCAGATCACCGCCGCCCGCATCCTGTACGAGGGCGGCGCTCCGGCTGTCCAGCAATGGACTGCCAAGGTCAACGATGCCGGGTTTGCTTCCCGTCAGGCTGCGATGCTCACCAACAACCTGAAGGGCGACGTTGAGCGCTTGGGCGGCTCGCTGTCGAGTGTCCTGATCAACTCCGGGTCTGCAACCAACGGGATGCTGCGCGGGATGACCAAGGAGCTGCAGGGCGTCGTAGACCTGTACGGGTCGCTGCCAGTCCCGGTGCAGCAAGGCGCAACGGCGTTTGCCGCAGTCGGTGGCGCGGCAACCCTGGCCGTTGGCGGGTTGATCCTCCTGGCCCCTCGCATCGCAGCCACCAAGGTTGCACTGGCAGG